CCGGCCAAACCTGTGCGCACCCGCCAGATCATTGTGGAGGAGTACGCCGGCCGCCTGAACCTGCTGCCCACCAAGCCGCCTGGCTCGCCCGGCACCGTGGGTGAGCGCGGCAAACGCAAGCTGCGCTCCTTCGTCATTCCCCACATCCCGCACGACGATGTGGTGCTGCCCGAGGAAGTGCAGGGCATCCGCGCTTTCGGGTCGGAGACCGAGATGGAAGCCATCTCCGGTGTGCTGGCTCGGCACCTGGAAACCATGCGCAACAAGCACGCCATCACGCTCGAGCACCTGCGCATGGGCGCTCTGAAAGGCGAAATACTGGATGCCGATGGCAGCGTGATCAGCAACCTGTTTACCGAATTCCAGATCACCCCGCAGTCGGTCAACTTCGATCTGGCCAATGCCAACAGCGAGGTCAAGGGCCACTGCTACGACTTGCTGACCAAGATCGAAGACGCCCTGCAGGGTGAATTCATGACCGGGGTGCATGTGCTGTGCTCGCCTGAATTCTTCCGGGCACTGACCACCCACAAGGAAGTCAAGACCGCGTACACCAACTGGCAGCAGGGCGCAGTGCTCATTAACGACGTACGCTCGGGCTTCACCTACGCGGGTGTCACCTTCGAGGAATACCGGGGCCAAGCTGCCTACCTGCAGGCCAATGGGGATCTCGGCACCCGTCGCTTCATTGCGGCAGGCGAGGCCCATGCCTTTCCGCTGGGCACGGTCGACACCTTCGGCACCTACTTTGCGCCGGCCGACTTCAACGAGACGGTCAATACGCTGGGCCAATCGCTGTACGCGAAACAGGCACCGCGCCAATTCGACCGTGGAACCGATCTGCACACCCAGAGCAACCCGCTGCCCATGTGCCACCGCCCGGGTGTGCTGATCAAGCTGACCGCCTGATCCGATGCAAGTTGCGTTTGAGCGGGCAGTCTCGCGCCTGTTTGCCCGGCTGGGGGTGCCCGGCACCTACCGGCTGGCCGATGGTCGTGAGATTGCCACGCGGTTCATCACCAAGCAGGCCGATGTCGTCGAATCCTTCGGTGACACCCGGTTGGCGCTGGCCACCCACCGTTTCGATGTGATGGTCCGCGACGTGGCTGATCCTCGCGAGGGTGAGCGTTTCACCGTTGCTGGCCAGACCTACCAGGTGGTGGGTGAGCCCTTGGTCGATCGGGATCGCTTGATCTGGACGCTGACCGGAGTGCCGGCTTGAAGCTACTTGCAGCCCTGTCGGGCGACTTGGACCAGATGCTTGCCGATGAAGTGCGCATTGCCGAGCAAGCGGTCACGCATTCCATCCGTGAAGCGACCGATGGCCTCAAGACCGAGTTGCGTAGCCAGATCACCGGCGCGGGCCTGGGTCAGCGCCTGGCCAATACCTGGCGCGGCGAGGTCTATCCCAAGGGGCAGATGAGCATCAAGGCAGCAGGTCTGGTTTACAGCCGGGCGCCCGTCATCGTCGATGCGCATGACCAGGGCGCCACCATCCGATCCAAAGACGGCTTCTGGCTGGCGATTCCGCTACCCGCTGCCGGCAAAGGCCCGCGCGGCAAGCGCATGACGCCGGGACTGTGGGAGCGGATGCGCGGCCAACGCTTGCGCTTCATCTACCGCCGGGGCCAGCCGTCTCTCCTCGTCGCAGAAAACCAGCGCGCCCGCCAAGGCCAACGTGGCGGTTTCTCCGCCGCCTCGCAAAAGGCCCAAGCGGCTGGTCGAGGGCTGGTCACGGTGCCCATGTTCTTGCTCGTACCCCAAGTGACCCTGAAGAAGAAATTCGACATTGACAGCAGCTCGCGCCGCTGGATCAGCACCCTGGCCAACCGCATCGCCAACCGTTTCGATGAAGCCAACCGCAAAGGGGCACCGTCATGAGCCAACGAGAAAACGCCATCGGCGCACTGTTCGCTGTGCTTGGTGAGTTGTCCCTCGGGGCTACGGTCAAACGCAACGCCGCGTTGCCTGAGCGCGTGTCAGATCAAGCCATGGCCATCCTGCGCGACGGCGAGATGGGCGAGCCCGACGTGTCGCTCTCACCGCTGACCTACCACTGGCAGCACCAGGTGGCCATCGAACTGTTTGTGGCTGAGCCGGACGCCAGCGCGCGTGATGCCCGCATGGACGGCTTGCTGGTTGAACTGGCCGCCCTGATCGATCTGGACCGCACGCTCGGCGGTGTCATCGAGTACGCCGAAATCGGCCCACCCAAATTCGATGAACTGGCCCCCGATGGGACCAGTGGCATCAAGGCCTGCCTGCTGCCCGTGGTCTTGCACTACAGCAGCCCAGGTCCTTTGCAATGACGCCGTTGAACTGAATCCCAAATCTGAAGGAGAACAACCTATGGCCCGTGCCTACGGCGCGAACGCCAGCCTCTTGGCCGCGTTCGAAACCATCTATGGCAACAACCCAGTGGGCGACTACTGGAAGCTGCCCTTCGTTTCCACCACCCTCGGTTCCGAACAGGGGCTGATCGCCAACGACCTGATCGGTCTGGGCCGTGACCCCAGCGCCCCCATCCGAGATGTCATCAAGGTCGAGGGCGACATCGTCGTGCCCATCGATGTGCGCAACATCGGTATCTGGCTCAAAGCCCTGCTGGGTGATGCCAGCACCAGCGGTTCGGGTGTGGTCACGCACACCTTCACCTCCGGCAAGGCTAGCCTGCCCAGCCTGACGCTGGAGACAGGCCTGCCCGACATCCCTGCCTGGTTTGTTGCCTCCGGCGTCATGGTCAACAGCCTGCAGGTCGGCTTTGCCCGATCCGGTGCTGCGAATGCCACCGTGGGCTTGATCGCCCAGGGCGAAGCCAAGCAGGCTGCCACGCTCGATGCCACCCCGGCCAGCCGTGACCTGATCCGCTTCAACCAATTCCAAGGATCCATCAAGCAAGGTGGCGCGGCACTCGGCAACGTGGTCTCGGCCCAGCTGACCTATTCCAACAACCTGGAGCGCATCGAGACCATCCGCTCTGACGGCAAGATCGACGGTGCAGATCCGACGGTGGCCAGCCTCACCGGCAATCTGGAGGTGCGCTTTGCCGACACCACGCTGATCGATGCGGCCACCAACAACACGCCGCTGGAATTGACCTTTGGCTATGCGATCGACGCCGAGCGGCGCCTGACCTTCATCGCGCATGAGGTCTATTTGCCCAAGCCCAAGCTCTCCATTTCGGGGCCGGGTGGCATCCAGGCCACATTCGAGTGGCAAGCCGCCAAGGCCGCCGGTGTGGCTCGCATGTTGACCGTCGAATTGGTCAACGACGTGACCACGTACTGACTCTCACCCAGGACTTCCCATGATCAAACTGAACATCCCGCGTGAACCGCACTGGATCACGCTGGCCGCAGGCGTGCGCCTGCAGGTCCGCCCCGCCACGACTGCTTTGGTGATGGCCGCACGCCATGCTGCCTCCAAGGTGGCCGGTACCGATACCGCCGCTGCGGGTGAACGCACCGCCACCCTCATCACCGAACTGGCCAAGCTGGCCGTGCTCGCATGGGAAGGCGTGGCCGATGACAAGGGCAAACCCGCAGCCGTCACGCCCGAGGGTGTGGCGGCCCTGATGGAGCACTGGCTGTTGGCCGATGCCTTCGAGCGTGAATACCTCGCCGGCCTCTACGCCCTGGATTCCGAAAAAAACGTCTGAAGGCCCGCACCGCATGGCACTTCGGGGGCGGGCCGAGCTACTGCCAAGCCTGCCCCAATCCGTGCCCCGAGTGCCCGTACACCATGAATGCGCCCCAAAGCCTGGAAGGCTGGCAAGCCGCCAGTGCGATTGAAGTCTGTGCCAGTCAGTTGCGCATGGCCCAGGGCCGCGTGGTCGGGCTCGATCTCAATGCCTGGATGCTGGCTTGTGAGAGCACCGGTCTGGACAAAGCCACGGCAATTGATCTGTTTCCGGCGGTCGAGGCGGGGCTGATGTCAGCGATCGTGATTGATGAGTGATTGCGCCGACTGTTTGATTTGGTCAAGTTGCGCCTCGGAGAGTGCGCCTTCGTCGGCTTCGTAATCCGCAGAAGCTTTGCTTGCCTTGTCGTCCGTGGCGAATGTCTGCCACTCAGACAGCGTGAGACCTTCCCGCGCCAGCGTGTCGTTGTAGGCGACCACGAAGTCAGGGAATGCGTCTGCCAATTTACGTTTGTCCGTGCTCAATGAGTACCCCTCGTGTGCAGCGGCAACATCAGTGTCATGGGATTGGCCGGCGACGGCACGAAACCGTAATGGGCGTAGAACTGACGGGCGCGGTCATTCAGTGCATGCACCAGCAGTGCTCGCACCCCGATGTTCTGAGCCACCGAGACAGCACGTTGCAAGGCATCCTTGAGCAAAGCTCCGCCGACCTGCTGCCCCTGCAACCGTTGGTCAACGGCCAGTCGAGCCAACACCATGACCGGCACAGGGTCGGGCATGTTTCGGCGAATGGCTCCCGGCGATTCCTGGTGCGACACCGCGCCGGCGGCCAAGGCGTAGTAGGCCAGAACCTGGCCTGATTCGTCGGTCACCACGAAGGTGCGACTGGCGCCCGTGGTCTGATTGAGCAGGGCCCGTCGTCGTAGCCAGTCATCCAGCGACGACTCTCCGCAGGCAAAGGATTCACACCGGTGCTCAGCCAACAAGGGCTGCGGTGCTGACAGCTTTTGATTCATGCCGGGATGGTGTCCCAGGGAGCCTTCACAGCCATTAACCGCTCCAGACCTGGGTTGGGTTTCGGCGGCGCATCCAGCAGTGCAACGAACTGCTCGAACTTGTCGGCATCCAGCCGGAAAAACACCTGATCCAGCAGTACCGATTGCGCGCGCTCGCAGGCGGCTTCGAGCATGAAGTCCGAACGGTTTTTACCCAACGCCGAAGCCGCCTGATCGATGAGATCACGCTGTTCGGGCAGGGCTCTGAGATTGATGGCCGCATCACGCATGACGCACTCCTGTGTATGCAATAGATACACGAATTATCCGCCGCATGTGTAGCGGATGTCAATACGTTTAAGAGAACGCAACTTTCCCATGGCTGAACGCAACCTCTCCATCCGCCTGTCCGTGGTCGACGGCGGCAAGGTCAAGGCCGAGCTGTCCGAGATCGGCGAGAAGGGGGAGCGCTCGCTCAAAAAAATTGAGGCGGCAGCGGCCCCGGCGTCCGGTGGCTTGAAGCTCCTATCCAGTGCCGCCAACGATGCCAAGTTCCAGCTGCAGGCCGCCACCGACCGGCTCGGTATGCTGGGCTCGGTCCTGGGCAAACTCGGTCCCGCCGGCCTGCTTGCTGGTGCCAGCATCGCGGCGCTGGGTGTGGGCATCACCGCCCTGGTCATGCCCGTGGCCCGGGTCGGCGACGAGTTCTTCAAACTCTCGCAAAAGACTGGCGTTTCCGTCGAAGCGCTCACTGCACTCGATTACGCCGCCAAGCTGTCGGATGTCAGCACCGAAGGCCTGACCAAGGCCCTGCAAAAGCTGTCGGTTGCCATGTTCGACACCCAGATCAACGGCGTAGAAGGCAGCGCCGCGCTCAAAGCCCTGGGGGTGTCGGCCACCGATGTGAACGGACAGATCCGCCCCACGGAACAAGTCCTGCTGGATCTGGCCGAGAAGTTCTCTGCCATGCCCGATGGCGCCGACAAGGCAGCCTTGGCCGTCAAACTGTTCGGCAAGGAGGGCCTGGCCATCATCCCCTTCCTCAACCAGGGACGCGAAGGCATCACGGCCTTGATGGAAGAAGCCCAGCGTCTGGGTCTGGTCATGTCCGAAGACGTGGCACGCGCGTCCGAGGTCTTCAACGACAACCTCACGCGCCTCTCGGCCATCTTCGAGGGTGTGCAACGCCAGATCGGTGCGGCTGTCATCCCGGTACTGGCCGACTTCACCGAGCAGGTGATCCTGGCCCAAGGCGAGACCGGCAGTTTCAGCAATGAGCTGCAGCGCATCACCGCCAACCGGGAGGCCACGCTCGCGTTTCTGGAGTCGGTCGCTTCGGGCCTGGCCTTCATCGCCGAATCGGCTGTGCTGGCCAAGCGCGTGATTGCCCAACCCTTTGACAGCCTGTCGGTGGTGGGCAAGGACATCGAGACCTGGTTCAAGACGGACCTGCTGCGATCGATGAAGTCCATGGGCTACGACCCCAAGGTCATCGACGCCGAAATCGCCAAGCTGCAATCCGCCCGCGACGACTATGTACGTGCCGCCAACGACCGGCTCATCAACATCAACCAGAACCCCGGCTATGTCGACCGAGTGGCCAAATTCTTCGACGAGCAGCGACGTACGGTGCGCGTCATGGGCCAGAAATTCGTGCTGGACACCGAGGCGCAGGCCAAGGAAGTTCAGGCCATCTACGACAAGCTGTTGCCCACCTTACCGCGCAAGCCCCGCCCGGCGCTGGACCTCACCGGATTCGAGAAGCCGAAGCCCGCAGAAAAACTCAACGAAGGCGAAGCCTTCCTGAACCAGCTGCGTGCACGCCTGACCCGCACCCAAGACGGTGAAGCTGCTGAACTGCGCGCCAGAGCCCTGCAGATCGAAGCCAAGGGCTACCAGGGGGTAGCCGCCCAAGCCGAGCAGTCCATCCAGGTGCTCGAAGCCATCGAGCGCCAGAAGGAGGCCAACAAAGCCTTCGACGCGTATGAGAAGGAAGAGGCCGCCTCGCGCAAGATCACCGAAGGACTGATCGGCAGCAACCGCCAGCGTATTGAGGCCCTGCAGCTACAGCGCCAGATGCTGGATATGACCGATGGCGAGAAGGCTGCCCTGCAAGCCCGAACCGATCAGGAGAAAGCCGCTGCGGCTGCCCGCAAGGAAGCCAACCAGATCGAAGACGCCGGCCTGCGCGTGCAGACGCTGGAAGCCATCAACGACGCCCTGGCCCGGCAGCTGCCCATCGTGGAAGACCTGGTGCGGGCCAATGCCGAGTACCAGCGCAGCTTTGAATACGGCGCCAAGTCCGCCCTGAGGTCGTACATCGACGACGCGACCAACGCGGCCAAGCGTGCCCAGCAGGTCACGGTGAATGCCTTTCGCTCCATGGAAGATGCGCTCACCCGCTTTGTGATGACCGGCAAGCTGGACTTCCGCAGCCTGGCCGACTCCATCGTTGCCGACCTGGTGCGCATCCAGATCCAGCGCGCCATCACCTTGCCCCTGGCCAACTGGCTGGGCAGTGTGATCCCTGGCATGGGTGCCACCACTGGCGGGGCACTACCCGCTGGCAGTAGCGACCTGATGGGCACCATGGCCAACGTGGCGCACAGCGGTGGCGTGATCGGTGCCGACTCTCTGATGACCCGTTCGGTGAACTCGAACCTGTTCACGGGAGCACCGCGTTTCCACACGGGCGGCATCGTCCGAGGCGAAGTGCCCATCATCGCCCAGGAGGGTGAGGCGGTCTTCACCCGCGGGCAGATGCGCGCGCTGGGCGGGGCTTTGTCGGCGAGGCAGCCACCCGCCGTGAACGTGCAGGTCAACGTCGTCAACAAGGCTAACGGGGTGGGTGCCCGGATCGAGCAGCAGCGTCAAGCTGATGGCGGCCTGCGCTTGGATGTGTTCATCGAGCAGATCGAAGGCCGCATGGCGCGCGCCATCAGCCAGGGCACCGGCATTGCGCCCACGCTGGAGCGTCGCTATGGCCTGAACCCAGCCATGGGAGCGGTGAGATGACCACGGTGAACGACCTGTCCGTCTGGCCGGAGACCCTGCCACCTCCACGCGTGGAGGGCTACAGCCTGTCACCCCGGCCCAGCCTTCTGCGCACCGAGATGGAAACTGGCGCGGCTCGGCACCGCCTGCGCTCGCTCACCGCCCACTACCAGGTGCAGGCCGAGTGGCGGTTCTCGGAATTTCAGTTTGCGGTGTTCGATGCCTGGTGGGCCCTGAACACCCGGCTGGGCGAGCAGTGGTTTGTGCTGCCCCTGGCGGTGCCACTCGATGTCCAGGCGGTCGAAGCCCGTTTCCTGGCCCCTTGGCAAGCCGAACTGCAGCCTGCCCGCCGCTGGCGGGTGGCCGCGCAACTGGAAATCCGCAACCTGCAACGCCTGACTGCTGAGGAGTTGGAAGCCGCCAGCGTTTATGGCGTCTCCGAGATGGCTCTGGCCGACCGGCTGCACCGCTGGCTGCACGAACAGATGGGCGCGATGACCACACCACCGTATTTCTGAAGGAACGAGCATGTCGATCAAAGACCAACTGCTGCGCTCGGTCACGCAACTGGAGACCGACAGCGGCCTGGTGCACAACTGGGCTCATGGCGATGCCAACACCCAGGTCCAGACCGAACGCGGCGCGGTGCGCTCGCCGGCCAAACTGATCGCCGATAAGGACGCCGAGATCAACCAGGCGGCGGGTAACTTGCTTTCGCGTGCCCAGACGGCAGCCAGCCAGTCGGAGGCGTCGGCCAGTACGGCGGCCCAGCAGGCGAGCGATGCATCCGGTTCCGCCAGTCGTGCGGCCACGTCGGAAGCCAATGCTGGATCGTCTTCCACAGCGGCTTCCGACAGCGCCGCCCTTGCACTGGCGTCCGAACAAGCGGCTCAGGCGTCTGAAACCCAAGCCACCGAACGTGCCCAATCCGCCTGGCAGTCCGAATGGGCAGCAGGTCAATCCGAGGGGCGTGCCGCAGCATCTGCGGCTCAGTCCCAAGCCAGCGCTGTGGCCTCTGCAGTTTCCGCCAATTCCTCAGCCACCAGCGCCGACACCGCTGCCGATTTTGAATTCCTCGCCCGGGTGGAAACGCGGGTGGGCGAGGTCATGGCGGGCGTGGCATTGGCCGGCGGCACGCTCAGCACCACGTCAGCAGATCGTGCCCAGGTCTCGGCCACCATGTCACGCGCCCAGGCCGACGTGGCGCGCACTTCGGCCAACGCGGCGCTCCATTCCCGTAACCAATCGGCAGCGTCCGAGCAGGCCTGTGCTGCCTATGTCGAGCAAGCCGACACCCTGGTGGTTGGCCCCTACACGCAAATGGCTGCCCACCTGATTGCCACCCAGGCGGTCGTGGTTGAGCACCACGCCTTTGCTTGACCTGACCAGAACTGAATATCCAAGGAGTTTCCGATGCCCGAATCTGCCAGCGGTCTGATGACCGAAGTGGCGGCGTTGACAAACGCCACCACCCAACTGCTCAACACCGTCAATGTCCGCAAAGCCACGCTGGACGCCAGCGTCGAAGCAGCGGCCGGCAGTGCCTCATCTGCCGCCAGCAGCGCCCAGTCCGCCAGCCAGAGTGCAGCATCTGCTGCGACCACGTTGGACGAAACCGAAGCCGCCCGCAATGCTGCCCAAACCTACCGCGACCAGGCGGTGGCGGTGGTCACCAGCAATGACGGCTCCTTCGAATCCGCCCCCGGCAAGGTGCCCGTGGCGGGTCTGGACGGCAAGATCGACTATGACTACCTGCCGCTGGCCAGCCAAAACGCCATCGTCGCCGAAGCGCTGATCCGCTCCACCCATGAAAACCTCCTGGACTTCCTCGACGACAAGCAGATGGAAGCCCAGGTGCAGTCAGCGGTTACAGGAGTCGCCAACCTCAACCACCGCGTCGGCACCGAAGTCGCCCGCCTGGACCAGCGCATCAACACCATCGAGCCGGGCATTCCGCCCGCCTACGAAGGCCTGATCGACCAGGATTTCCTGATCGATGGGTTCGAATCGGCCTACACCGCTGAACTCTTGCGCGGCATGGGCGGCTCGGGCCTATTCAATGTGCGCAACTACGCCAACGACGATGGCCCGGGTGCCTTGCATCGCCCGTTTGCGGTGTCGTACTCGGCGCACAGCCAGCACAACCACCCCAACTACTACCGCATGATCGGCCTGGGCGAGCTCACCGCCCTGGTCAATGGCTACTACGTGCGCATGACGCACAACGATCCGATCTTGGCCGATCAGGACAACCGCTATCTGGATGCACCGCTGGTCCCCGCCGCTGTGTTGGCCAAGCCCACGGGCCTGACGCTTAACGCCGATGGGTCGGTGGTGATCGACACGGCCAACGATACCCAGGCGCGCTACATGCGCAACCTGTTCACCCAACACCTGGAAGACACCCGGCTCGATCTGCTCTACGCCGAAGTCTGGCTGGAAAAGCTCCCCACCAGTGGCGACCTCAACACGCAAATCCAGTCCTTTCGCCATCGAGAAAACGCCTCCCGGCTGCAAGACCTGCTCACCTTCGCCCAGCGCCTGAACTTCTCCGGCGCCAAAGACCTCGGTGAAAACGGGTCGTTTCGCTGCGGTGTGATCAGCCACATCGGCGAAGACGGCACCCCCGAATACGCCTACATCAACTACCGGGTGCGGGCCACGCCCGTGGGCAAGCTCAGCAACCGGGTGGCCAAGACGAGCTACGCCACCGGCGATGAGACGCCCACTATCACCTTTGCAGTCGTGGCCTCCGGCTTTGGCGGCACCCATGGCCATGGCCTGGAAGTGCCCCTGACGCCTGCCGAGATGAACACCCTGATCGGCGGCGGCACGCTGTATGTGGAAACCGGCTACGGCAAGGCCGATGCTTCGCCCGTCTCGGAGAACCACACCCACCTGGAGCAGTTGACCTGGAACGGCAGCACCATCGTCGCGCAAGACATCGGTGCGCGTGCCATGGGTGCGACGGGCAACACCTTCTTTGCCGTCGGCGGCGCCACGCCCAGCATTGCCAGCTACCGGCGCTTCGATGGCACCCAGGCCGGCCCGGTGGTGTGGAACACCTCGGTCTCGCCCCACACCCACCCGATCGATGTCCAGTTTGTGCAGGACCGGTTTCCCTTCGATCTGGTCAAAGCGGTTAGCCACACCCTGGATGCCACCAACCGATTCAAGCTGGTCAAAGACCTGGAGGCCTTGGCTCGCCTGCGTGAGGGTGACCCGTTGGCCAATTGGCTGAGTCTGGCGACTTCTGGCTACGCCCGCTTCACACTGGACCAGGCGGACATGGACGCCCTGTGCACCCAGGTCTGGGGCCTGGATGGTGAAGGGGCCTTCATCGCCGAGAACATCAATTCCTACGGCACGGTCTACACCACCTTCAACCCGGATGGCCGCTCGCAAGCCAACCTGGCCAAGTACAACCGCAACTTTGTGACCGGGACGCGCGATGCCGCTGGGCGCGCCTATGGTCGCCGGGGCTTCAACGACCCGACGCTGTACGTGGCGCGCACCACCCGGCCCGAAGTGGTCGAGGGCTACAGCTACATGATCCCGCTGGAGCTGATCGTGCGCTCCTCGCTGGAGATTTGGAACCCCTGGAACCTGCGCATCATCGACGGTCCGCTGGATGCTGCCGCCTCGGGCGATGGCAGTCGGGCCAATCCGTGGAACGCTGCCTACACCCACCTGTGGTGGAACCTGCTGCCGCCCAACTTCTTCTCGGCAGGCATCTCGGATCCGTCTGACACGGTGCGTGGCGGGGTGTGGATCCGGGCCAACGACGGCAATGCCTACCCGGCAGACAACTCCGGCATCTACATCACGGTGGGCAATGCGGCCAATTACCGCAACGCCAGTGGCACCACGGTTTCCACCACCTTCCGCCAGCGCTACCCGATTGCGCCGCTGTGGCACGAGTTCAGTTACGCCAACGTGCAGGTCAACAACCTGCGCAACACGCTGCGCACGCTCCTCAAAGGTCTGGCCAGCGGCAGCGTCACCGTGAATGACATCGACAACTTTCTTTGAACGGAGAACTTCATGAGCATCGAAACCGAACTGCAAAACGTCGTGGCCGCCGCCTCGGCGCTCAACCAGACCGTGCGCGGTCAGATCGATCAGATCAATGCCACGGTTGGGAGTGCCATCGCCAACAACGATGCGCGCACCTCGAACGCCATCAACGGCATGAATGCCACGGTCAACAGCTACGTGGCCAATGCCCGCGGGGAATACCTGCTGCCGCCCAACTTGATTGCCAACAGCTTCATGACCGAAGTCGAAGAGGGCATTCCGGTGGGCTATAGCTACTCCGGCGTGCAGATCGAAGCGGTGCATCCCTACACCCAGGCCTTTGAAGGCCCCTACATCGCGGAGCGGCCAGCTACGGCCGTGGATGACCCGAATCTCGCTACCTTGGCCAACCCCTTCTGGTACGGGGTGTATTGGAAAGGCCCCCGTTTGGGCCGGGGCGGTCTGGGCGATGGCTGGGCCGGCATCACCAATGGTCACATCCTGAAGATCACCGCTTCGCCCAATGAGGGCAGAGGCTGGACCACCGTGTGGATGCCCATGGCTCGTGCAGCAGCCACCGAGCGCGTCGGGTTCCGTGGCTTTCTGAAGATCGTGCAGGGCAGCGCGGCTGGCTTTGGTACCGACAGCGGCTACATGGGCTATGGCGGCACGGGTCATGTGGTGACCAAGGCGCAAACCGATGCGGCTGCGCAAGGCTGGATGTTCCTCGACTTCGTGGTCGGCACTTCTCAAGTCACGCAGCCCTTGACCAGCAACTTTGCGCTGGGCTTCTCCCGCTCAGAAAACATCGAGGCCTATCTGGCCTTGCCCTACGCCTACATCCCCGCCGCTGCCGCCCCCGGCATCGTCCTCGAATAAAGGATTACGTCCATGAAAGTCTTTGTCGATCAAACTTTCTTCGGCGAGTTCGCCAGCCAAGCCCAAGCGCAGGCCGTGCTTGCCCAAAGCGAAATCGCACTCGAGCGCGTGCAGTTTGAAGCCCGGCCCAATGAGGCACGCCGCCTCTGTGCCGAGCACATCAATACTCACTACCCCGAGTGGAAGCAGCTCAACCTGCTGCGTGCAGGCACCAAGGCACAAAAGGACCAGATGACCGCCTTCATCGATGCCTGCCGCGCCTGGTCCAACGCGGAAAACCCCAATCCGGCCGATTTGGCTGCAATCCAGCCGTGACGGGGGCACACCATGCCCGATCCCACCCTGTCCGAGGCCATCCAGGAGGCCTACTCCCACGCCCCCAGTGACGCCATCATCCTGCACACCCTGGAGCTGCGCCATCCCGACTTCCGCGATGACGCGGGCAACCCAGTCGCCATCCGCGTGGTGCGCGACCAGCAGGACTTGACCGCCCGACTCGAAGCCGATGCGCCGCTCAACGCTGGCCAGCTGGTCACATTCATCGCCATGGGCTTTGAGCTGGACTTGCCACCGGTGGACACCGCCCCCGTGCCCGAGATCGTGGTCACGCTCGATAACGTCAGCCGAGAAATCGTCCGCCACCTGGACGCGGCGGCCGAGTCGCAGGCGGTGATCGAGATCACCTACCGGCCGTACCTGTCCAACGACCTCGAAGGCCCGCAGATGGATCCGCCCATCACCTTGGTGCTGACCGAAGTGGAGGCCGATGTGCAGCGCGTCACCGCCC